ATCGGGGTCACGCTCGACCAAAAGATTGGCTTTGAATGCCCTAAGGTTCTCGACCAAACCGTTCCACATGTCTAACTGGTATTCATTGACCAGTTCCGACTTGATGATCGACGGCGTCACGATCGCTTGACCCGGCCCGAACTTGGTCCCGTCATCAGCGAGCTTGCTGCGCGGGAATTTGCTGGTGACCGCCTGTCTCTGATTCCGGATCACCTTCGCCAGCGTGGCGAGCGTGGTGACCAGCTCATAGGCATCGTCGCCCTGACCGTATAGGTTCAGCTGATACAACGTCTGCTCACGCAAGATCATCGGCTGATTGTCAGAGCCGCGTTCTTGAATAGCCAGGCCGGTCGAGGCCAGGTCGTTCAGCTCTTGCCAATTGAACATATCCTGGACCGCACAGCCCTTGATGTTGTTAAGCGCCAGGGTCTGCAGCGGCCGTGCCGGATCGTTGATCAATGCCCGCTGCGCTTTCGCAGTGTACGCAGCGGCGCACTCAAACATCGGCGAGGCAGCTGATTGCTCGAACGCCATGACCGATTCGACTGCGCTGTTGTAATCGCCGCCGAACGCTATGAGGCTCGAAAGCGTACCGCGCTTGGCGGAGAAGACGTGACCGAACTGCTGGCGCTGCCATCCCCAACGACCGGTGTCTGCTGTGAAGCCGTATTCTTGATCCCACGTGAACAGCGAATTGCTGTCGGTGTACGGCATACAAACATATTCGAAGTTCATTTTTGAGATGTTGCTGATCGCATTGTCGAACAGCGGCGTGCCGGTGCCTCCACTGAGCATGCCGATGGTCGGCGCCGCTCCAGTAAAGGTCAAAGCGACGGCAGAGAGCGTCGTATTTTGATTTGTGACGTAGACGCCGGCGCCGCCAGGCGTGCCAGATTGCTGGCCGATAACCGTGGTGCCTGTCGGCACGCCGGTCCCGGTCACCACAGCGCCGGTGACGATCGATCCGGTCACTGCGCTAACCGTAAGCGTGTTGGCGCCCGCGCTCGACCCGGTGCCAGTTGCTGTAGGCACCGGTGCGTGCGGCAACGTGATGCCGAGGCCGGGCGGGGTGAATTCCGAACCGATGGTGCCGTAATAGTTCAGCATCACCGTGATCTCGTTGGCGTTCACCGATTTGAACGTCGAGGTTAGCTTGCACGTGCCAGGAATCGTCGTGCCGTCGGCCGTCACCGGCAACGCGGGCGTGCCCTGGTCGAAATAGTTGGCGTTAATCGCGTCGGCCATACTGATCGAAATGTCCGCCGGAGTGTCTGTCGTCAGCACGTTCACCGGGACGAGCGTGCCAGCGATGTAGAGACTGATCGTTCCGGCCTGCGTCGGCGACGCAGCGATCACGATGTTGCCGGTCGCAGCAGCGGCGCCGGTCGGCTCCGAAACGGGCAATCCCCAAACCTCGTTGGCGAAATTATTGCCATAGAAGCCTTGGAACATTCGGCTCAGCTCCGAGCCGGGTCCGAAGGCCTGGTCGGCCATCGCCTGACTGCCGATCGGAATCGGGACGTTCGGCGTCGCAGTGCCTTCGCTCGTCATCACGCCGACGACCAGCGCGATCAGATTGATCGACGGCAAGCCGGCCATCGAGGGATCGACCTCAACATAATATAAAGGAACTTTGATGTTGGCCGGAATGTTGGCGAAACTGATAGGCATTTGATGCTCCTATGTTAAGATGACCAGTGTTTTCGGGCGTCGCTTACTAGATGGAGATCGAGATGCGCACCAAAGCTGTGGTCTATTGGCTCTATGATGATCGCTGCATCTGTTATTTTCGGCACGGCTACATCGGCGTGACTGTTAGTTGGCCGCGTCGGCTCTGGCGTCATCGCGCCGAATCATCGGCGTTCTTGCCCTCCGATTTCGAAGGCAAAGTGCTTTTCCGCGGTCACATCAAAGAATGCTTGGCGCTTGAACAGCAGCTGCGATCGACCGCCGGCATCGGTTGGAACAGATACCCAGGCGGCCGAAGCGGGACCGCGTCGAAAGGCCTTCCAAAATCGCCAGAACACAAAGCCAAAATCCGCGCCGCCGCATTCGAGCGTTGGAAGGATCGCGAGGCTCGCGTCGCGCAATCCGCAGCCGTTAAGCGTGGCCTAAAGAACGTCGATCGCACCGGAGCGAACAACGCCAATTTCGGCAAACAGACTTCCGAAGAAACCAAACAAAAGATGCGCGATCGACTTGCGGAGCGTGGCGGTGTTTCAGGCACCAACAATCCGAACTACCGCCACGGCCGTTATGTCGAAGACTAGTCGTCGCTGCTGCCGCTGAAGCGCCCGCGACCAACAGGTTGCGGCGCCGGCGGGGACGCTTCTTCTTCTTTCGGCATCCAGACGAAGATGTCGCCATCTTGAATCCGCCGGAACGTGTAAATGTCGTCCGGCCACACTGCTGAGCCTTCGCTGCGGAAGCGCGCGCCGGACGGATGTTTGAGGAGGCCGCGGATGTCGTCATTCTTCGGCATGACGCGCACGCCTGGCCGAACTGCTGCGCGCAAGGCGGCGAGGCGCGCCTGGCGAGCCTTCATGCGGCCGCCCTGCGTCTGTGCCTGCGTCTGGATCTGCATTCTCGTCTCAACCATTATCGATTCTCCTCTTGTTTTGATCTCGCGCTAACAACCACGGCCGACGCAGCTTATTGCCTGCCGTCTGCAGACGCGGCGGCCCGCCCGCCGCTCCGATGAAATCGTAAACGACGGCGACTTGCTGGCGCTGATCCATCTGAGTCTGCGTGTCGCCAGGCTTGAGGCCGGTCTTGACGTCGATCTCGTCGAGCATGTCGACGATGTTTGGATACCATTCGGTGCGATAGATCACGCTGACGTCGTACTGCAGCTCGCCGAGTGGCATCTCGTTATTGAATGAAGCCGAGCCGAACACGAAGCGGCGCGTGCCGCGGATGATGCTTTCGATCATCACCCCTTCCGGATTTTGCTTGTTCGCTGGCAGCAGCTTTTGCAGCACATTCATCAGATACTCATCGGTCCAGAGGATCGACATGATCTTGAGGAAAGCCTGGTCGATCGTCTGCTCGAGCACATCCTGATCGTTGTTGATCGCGACCGCGGAGAAGCCGATGCGCGCAGTGTGGGTGAAGCGCACGCAGCCGGCATTGGCATCGCCATCGGGCCCCATGACTTCGTCGATCAGATAGATGCCGAGATACGGCAGCAGGTTCTGCTGCACGGGCAGCATCTTGGTCTTGCGCTTGGTATAGTTGGCAAAGAATGGATCCGCTGTGACCAGTTTGAAAAACGCATTGCGGATGTCGAAGGCTTGACTCTGCAGCTCTCTGATGCCGGGAGTGACAACGGTGCCGCTTATCGCCGGCACGTCGGTCGCCTCAACGGTGGCAAGCGTACCGGTGATGATCGCCATTTCGCTGCCTTTACGGCGAGTGCGTGATCGTCGCGCTCGTCAACGTGACTGTGTCGCCAAGCGCAACCACTGTGCCGGTGAGGATGATGTCGGCGCTCGATGTGCCGACCGTAAGATTGGAAGCGATGATGTTGCCGCCGCCGTCTTTGATGCGAGCGTTAGCCGCTGTGCCGGCAGCCGTTGCCGTCGCCGACCGCGGCACCCCGGCTAAAGTGATGGCGCCGCCGGATTCGGTGAACGATGGCACGCCGAGCGTGATCGCGGCCAGCACGGCGGCCATCGCCGCGGTGCCAATTTCCAGCACGCCAGCTCCGGCCGCATTGTCGTCGATCGCGTCGATGACGTCCTGCATGCGCGTTGATTTCAACGTCGACACATAGCTGACGGTCACGGCACTACCTTTTTGAGCTGCAGCGTCCACTCGCCGGCGCCGTTATGGGTCGCGCTGGTGACTTCGAAATCGCCGAGCGCTTTGAGATTGGTGAGGGGATAGTTCGGAATGGTGATGATGTCGTTCTGCGCCGGCGGCACTCCCGGGCAGTCATCTTCCTCGACGTCGACAATGGTCTGCTGATCAGCCATCAGCGACTGATCCTCGAGCATGAAGTTCTGCAGGCCGGAATTGTAGATGCCGCGGATTGTATAAGCCGGCTGGCCAGGTTGCGACGCGACCGGATTGACGATGATCGTCCGGCTGAATGTGTCTTGGGTGAGGGAGTAAAGACTGTCG